AAAATCTATTTACACTTTCTGGGTAAAATACTCCTGGGTTTTCAGCTAAAGACATTTTTAGATCTGTAGTAGTGACTACAGGGGAGAAAGGTGTAATTATTGATGAGTAATCTCTCCATCTAAATTCTAGTTGAGGAGGATATATAGTATTAGTATCAACACTATAATATTTTAATATAGGTTGAATATTTTGGTTTGGATTAAATTCTTGGGAACCTGTTAATTTAATAATAAACCCATAGTTTGGAATAGAAGAACTATACCAAGTATTTACTATAGTACTTACATCTAATTCAATATCTTTTACAGTGCGTAAACTAAATGATTCAGTAACTCTAAAACTAGATCCTGTATACCAATTACCACCCCCAGTATTAATATATGAAGGGTTAAATGAGCTAGTAAAATAATATCCATTATTAGATCCACTTATTAACCAATTCCCTGAACCTGAAAATAAAGGTGAGGACCAAGAGGCTCCATCAGTGGTTTGGGGAGAATCTAAATAATAACCTGTTCCGTTATTCCATTGTTGGGCTAAAGTTAATACTTCAATAGAAGTATTAGCGTTTATTCCCTCAGCAGTTGCTATAAAATTTTTAAGATATACTTTATATGAATCTCCAGATATTTTATTATTTATAATATCTTGTATTTCTTCAGTATTAAATTGAGTTAAAAATCTTGAAACACCAGGATTACCATCTATATTTAGAGCATTTGTGGTTTCACAAATAGCATCTAAACCAGTGTTCATAAGAGGGTAAGTAGAATATAAAGTAGTGTCCTGTGTAGGGAAAATTTTATAAACAGCCATTTATAATGTTTTATTATAAATATGCAATTATAAAGGAACTACTTTACCTTTTATGTCTGAATTTGGATATCTTACCTCAAAAATGCTAGGGTCAAGTGAAGGATAAATTACTTGGTTTTGAGTAGCAGCTGTTATATCATAAGCATATTGTGAATATCCTGAAGATGTTCCTGCTTTATTTGATATTGAGATACTTTTTATTGTTTGAACTCCTGCAATTTTATCAAGTAAAATATATAAATCTCTTAATAAAATAGGTTGGTTAAGTTGCCATTTTGATATAAGAAAATAATCTTGTAGAGCTGTAATACAATTTAATAAAACTTCACTATTGTTATATTCTGGGAGGACTATAATTTCGAAGTCAACGCCTATATTAATTATAAAAGCATCTCTAATTTCAATATTATCCCCAATCATTCTATATTGAGATAAGTATGTTCTTAAATTATTTTTTAAGGTACTTCCAGCATAATCTAACTGTCCATTAGAATTTTGAGTTAAAATATATAAATTTAAAGTTTCAATAGTTGATACTTGATTATCTGTTAATTTAGGTTGTTCAATATATGCTTTAGATACTGCTCCATAATTTGAAGGCATACTTAATGCTCTAATTAAATAATCATCTGCTGTAACTGAACGTTTTTGAGATGCTACTAGGGCTAAAGAATTTTGTCTAATTTCCTCTATTGTGTCCCCTGCTTTACCTCCAGATGCTGCTAATGGATTATTTGAAGCTAAGGAATTAAATACATAATTAGCAGTTGTTGCATTTAAATTAGTATTATTAAATTTAACATTAGATGTAGAAATATTAGTTAAAGTATTAGCTAGTATGTTGGATCCTACTCCTCCACCATTTAAATATCTTACAGTTAATGTTGTGTTTGATGGTGAAATACCATATGTTCCTGTATAAAGAAAGTTAACTGGAGAGTATGCTACGGTTAATTTATCTTTTGTAAATGGTAAACCTATACCTACATTATTTGCATTTGGAGTAATTTCTTCATCTACATTATCTGGTGATCCGGCACCAAATTGTAATTGAATTGTGGATGGGGATATAACTCTAGTAGCAAAACGTCTTTGAACTTTTTTTAATCGAAGTAAATAAGCGGCATCAGTACCAGCATTTGGGTCATTTATATTTGTATTTTTGATACTATCCAAAGCCATTTCTTGGCCTAAATGATCTACTTCATACCATTTATTTCCATCAGAATCTGTGACATCTAAAATTTGTAGAAAATTATTTGATGTTAAATTTACAGTTACAAATGGTTCTGGAAGGGTAAAGTTAAATGTTTGTGTTGTAATATTTGAAGAAATAGCATTTCTACTTTTCTTTAAAAGAAAATATTGAGGTATATTTCCTGCTATTTGATATACGGAAACTTCAGTTGGATCTTGTGAACTTGAAACAGAAAAATCAACTTTATCTTGAATTAAAAAAGATACACCATTTTGAGAGGTTACAGTTGAATTTTCAAGAATATTTAAAGCATAATCATAATCAGGTACATATTCTGATCCTACTTGTTTAGCTGGGAGTTGTTGATAAAGATCTATAGTTACTTGTGCAGCTGTTGAAATTTTTGGTTTGTATCCAAACATATATGCCAACTCATACACATTATTACTTTGTTGAGCATATTGAATAAATGTCTCTTGTAATTGGTTATCTAAATAGAAACTTAAAACATCACCAACATATGCAGTTTGTTCAATAAACATCATTCCAGGAGATGATGGAGAAAAATCATTATATGTATTGGGAAAATATGTTTGGGAATATTCAATTAATCGCTGTCTAAAGTCTGAAAAGTCACGATTAATATATTTTATATCTCTATTTGTAGTAGCCATTTATTATAATTGGAGAGTTAAAGTATCAGTTATATTAGTATTAATTATTGAATATTTAAGAGTTACAGTAATTTGGTTTAAATCTTCTTGTCCTGTTACAATTAAATCTTCTACATTTATATTTGGAAAATATAAAGAAAGTTTAGAGTTTACATCTTCTCTAAGAAAATTCAAATTATCTGTTGTAATTTGGTCAAATATAAATTCACGTAACCCACCTCCAAAAGTTGGATTTAATGGGCGTTCTCCGGGATTGGTTAAAAAGAAATTAATTAAATTATTTTTAATAGCATCCTTTGTTTGATAGTTTGAAATAAAAACAGCAGATCCATTTAATGGAAGATTTACCCCAACAGCAGCACTTGCATTTAAGTCAATTGGATATATTTGTTGAGGATCAAATGCCATTATTTACTATTTAATAAACCCATAATTTGGTCCATTCCAACTTCACCTGCACCTAAATTACCATTTACAGGATCACTTGATTGAGGTCTAAATGGTTGTTGTACATCATTTGAGGTAAAACTTAAAGCTGTTTCTCCTAATATGTCTTTATATTTTGATCTTAGATCCATCGTTGGTTGAGTAAATGATGGTTCTGAAGTTCGTGGAGGTGGGTTATATGATTCTCTAACAACTTGTTTTGGTGAACGAACAGCCTCTAAAAGAATATCTTTTAATTCTTCTTGAATTGCCTCTCTAACTGCTTCTTTAATTAATTTTTTTAATCCGTCGGTTTTCATATGGTTATAAATATAAGGTTATTCTGCTTTTAAATCGTTTTGTTGTATATAAAATACTAGTTCATCTATTAATATCTGATCAATTGAACTAAAAGACCACTCTCCTTTTAACATGACTACACCTTGTTTATTTCTAGCTATAGCACGTCTACGTTTTAAGGAATTAGTTGTTGTTTCAGTTTCAACACCCATTTCAAACCCGTTTACATTTATTACTACTGGGGATAACTGTTGGGTTTGTTGTTGGGTTAAAGCTGTTAGTTCAGCTGAAAGTTGTTCTTGATTTGCATCTGGGTAGCAATGTTGGACTAGACTATCAAGTAAATTTAAATATTGAACTGCTTGGGTTAATACTTGTCTTAACAATACTAATATAACTAATAAACCAGCATTAGCAGTTTTTAAAGATGTTATAAGTTTATCTATTCTATCTTTTCCATCTTGAATACCTAATATTACATTTATTGGAAGTCCAATACCTGGAGGAACTGCTGAGGGGATAGGAAGATTTTTTAAAATAGTAAAAGCTATTTCTAAAGCAGTTATAATTCCACCTGTTATACCTAAAGCTTTAGTAGTAATATCTATTGTTTTAATAGCATTATTTAATTGTTTTACTGTTTTATTTTTACGAGATATTATTCTATTTAATTCTTCTGGGGTAGGGCATGTGA